TTCCAATATCTATTCGACCAGATGCTGGAAATGCTGAAGCTGAGTTAACTGTAATAGTTGTAACAATATTATCTATTCCACCATTTAATGTAGTTGTAACTGCTGTTGGAATTGTTCCACCCCAATATCCAGTTCCAAATCCAAAGGCTGGAGTTTGAAATGTAGGTCCAATAGAAATATAAGGAACTGCTGTTAAAGTTCCACCTCCTGTAACACCTGTGCCTGTTTCATTAGATGGCATAGTAAGTGTAAATGTACCTGATGTTGGTACTGATTTAACTTCAAAAACGTTTGTTGTAAAATCTGCGGATGTATAACTTGTAGTAGGTAATCCTGGTGTTGTTGCTGCAGAAAATATTAAATAATCTCCAACTTCTAATCCATGAGCTGCTTTAGTAATTGTAACAGTACTTGATCCTGTTGTTGATGTAAAAGTACAACTTGTTAATGGTGTATCAAGTGGTGTGATATCGTAAAAAGAACCTTCATAATAAATAACTAATAATTTTGAAGTTCCAATAGCTGCATATTTTTTACCATCTAATGCAGTCCAAGTATGCTGGTCTCTTGCAGGTCCTGCTAAGGTGCTAGAAACGAGTTGCTGAAACCCACCTATTTTTTGTGGTTCACCATATCTAAATCTAATATTGTCACCATCAATCCATTGCCCTTCGGCTCCGGTTGCAGTTTGTTGCTTATTGAATCCAGGTTTAAATTGTATCTTTTGTAGTGGCATAACCTCTTATTATACTTATAAATACAGTAAATACCAGAGGAGCTTGAGGTAGAATTGGTGGTAAGCTCCTCTAGTAAGAGGATTCTATATCACTTTTTAAACCAAGCTGGAAGTCCTAAATGAGGTCTACGATCGTATATATTTTCTTTAGATCCTTTAGTTTCAACATTATTGTAATGTAAAAATACTTGACCACAGTCATCAAAAGTTAATTTATCTCTCCAATGTTCTAATTCATTTCCACGATATACTAACATATCACCAGGTTCTAATAATACTTTAACACCTTTAGATTTTGATGGTTTATAGTTACCAGTCTTTTCATCTACACCACCTTGTGATGCATCTGGCTCTAAATATATTGGCCAACAACCACCACCTAAATGCATAGTTGTAGAAATTTCGCATGAGAATCTATCTTTATGACGATGTAGTACATCTCCTTTTTTATAAATCCTTGCATATGAATAATTTGTATTTAATTTTAATCCTGTTTCTTTTTCCATAATTGGAAGAAGTTTTACAAGTAATGTTTCCATTACAATGTCAGAATAATGTGAATATGTTTCTGGAACTTGTTGATCATTCCATACACCAAAGTATTCTGTAAATTGACTAATGTATTTTGTATCAAACATTGTTCTTGCAACTGTTCTTTTCATCATGAAATAATCATAACAAAATTTAGCAAGATCTTCTGATATAGCTCCTTTAATTACTGTATATTTATTTTTCTTAAAACTCATTTTTTCTCCTTTACGGTATTTCTAACAGTATCTGTTATCATTCTTCTAACAGCTTGTAAATTGAAATGGATAAATCTAAATGGCTCTATTCCATCATCAACCACATATTGATGTTCCATATAAGCTGGAAAGAATATCATAGTACCTGGTTTTGGTTTATAATGTATTTGATATGTTCCAAGTGTAATTTCAGTTTCATTTTTTAATGGTAACTGTGTAATAAGTTTAGCTGGTCTTGGATCATGGAAAACAGGCATTGAAGTTTTTTCACTACATTTTAAAAAATAAAAACCAGATATATGGTTATCATAGTGTATATGACCTTCGTGATGCCCACCTCCTTTTTCACTAAATTCTTGTACCCAGAATTCAGTCCAAAATAACTCATAATTTTTTAAATCATATCCCATATGATCTAAAACATTCCAACTTGTTGCTCCAATATATTCTTGTAATTCTTTTAAAGCAGGATCACCAATTAATGATGTAGAATGATGACTCATTCCATGATCGCCTATTTTTTTACCAAATTTCTTTTCTCGTTCTTTAATAATTTTTGCATTATTTTTTTTAGCATCTTTAATATATTTATCACAAACTTTATTTGCATCATCTACCCATTCAGGTATTTCAATAGAGTATACTGGTGAACTAAAATATACTGATGCTTGTAATTGATCTGTTTTTGCCATTATTTATAAAAATTTGTTATGTTGCTGTATATTTTTTTAAAAGACATATTATTAAAAATAGCAGTTATTTTTTGTTTTTTGATTAATTCTTTATTTTCTTCTATATAAATATTTTCAAAATCAATATTTTCGTTTTTAAATAATATAAATTGAGCAATAGGAGTTCCAGCTTTAATTAAACATTTTCCATTATTTGAATGAAAAATCATAGGAATATTTAATTCAGCAGAACCATGTTCATGACTGTATATACCAGGTAATGAGGTAAATCTATTTTCATCATGATAAGCGGGATTAAATTGATATAATAAATATCCTTTAGGTATATCTGCAAACCATGGAGTGTTTATTTTTAATATACCATTATAAGAATTTTTTGGCCAATTAGTAATATATTTAAAAAATAAATTATTATCATGTTGAGTAACTTGTTGATCTGTTATATTTTTTGATAATATTTTTTGATCCATTGGAGTTTTCCAAAAATAATTATCTCCATCAATTACTATTTCTATATCTTGCCATGCTCTTAATAACCATCCTTGATTTTTTATTGCAAAAATTCCAGGACATCTAGTTACATTTGTAATTTTTTTATTTTTGTCAGAAACATACAAATTTTTTTCATGAAAATCATCAAAAGCTTTTTTAACCCATTCATGTTTATATTCTTTTGAACGTATTATTGGCATTGTTTTTTCTATTCCTTCTATAGAAGAATAAAAAATTATTTTATTATTCATATTATCTAAATGGATATCCAAGGTTCCAAATAACCAATGAATATCTTGTTCCTTTTGTTACAGGTTTAACTCTATGCCAAACATGAGATGGAAATACTACAATACTTCCACGTGGTTTTATTTCGGCACACTTCCTAATACTTTTTTTATCAGGATCCATATTTCTAAAATCAAATTCTAATTCACCACCTTCATAATCTTCTGGAGCTGATAAAGAACATGTAACAGATAATTTTCTAATTTTACCATTTGTATCTTTATTATCTGGATTAGCATATGGAGCTTCCCAAGAATCACAATGCCAATCATAAAATTGATTTAATTTATATTTTGTAAATTGACAGCTTTCAGAAAAATCCCAATCAAAATTCCATCCTGCTAATCTATTTGCTTGATGTATGAATGGTTGAATTTCTTTATAAATCCAACGATCATTTAACCATACAATATTTGAATCTCTTTTCTTTTTTAAATCTTTTAAATCTTCTTCAGATAAATTTTTACCTTCTTGAATTTTATTTGTTTGACCACCTGTAAGAGCTAATTGTTCTTGTTGAGAAATTCCATATTTAATTAACTCATCACAAAATCTAGGTGTGAGTGCGCTTTGAAAATAGTAATAATAGTTCTGTAGGTTCATTCTAATACCTATATATTAATTTCTATAGGATTTGTAAAGAGTAAATTATTATCCGAATGTATTATTTGTTATTGATCCAGACACTGTAAATGTAGCAACTTTACAGCCTCCAGCTGGTGCCGGTAATGTTGTAACTGTATTAGTTCCTGGACTTACAGATAATGTTGCTGTTGATGGTGCTCTAATAATAATTATTCCTGATCCTCCGGATCCTCCAACTGCACATCTACCACCTCCTCCACCTCCTCCTGTGTTAACTGTTCCTGTTCCTCCAGCACTAGGACCAGTTAAACTACCTGCTCCTCCACCTCCAGCACCTCCACTTACATTTCCAGTAGGATCATTATACCATCCTCCGCCTCCTCCTGCATAAGTTACTGCTGAACCAGAAATTGAATTTGGAGATCCTGCTCCACCACTTCTATTAGTTGATGCAGGAGAACCCCCATTACCAGCAGCTGCAGCTCCACCTCCTCCACCACTAGCTAATGTTCCAGGTGCAGCTTGTGGTGCATCTCCTCCTGGATTTCCTTGAGGAGGACTTACTGGTGGTGAGTTTCCTGTTCCACCTAATCCAAATTCGAACATTCCACCTCCTCCCGATCCACCAGGTGAACCATTTCTAGAAGAAGCAGGTACATCTAGATAAGTACCACCTGCTCCACCACCTGTTGATGTTATAGTTGAGAAAATTGAAGGATTACCTGATCCAGCAGCTGATGCAGGTTGTCCTCCACCTGCTCCACCAGCTCCAACTGTTATTGGAGTTGAACCTCCTGCCAATGAAATTTTTGTTCCACCTGGAAAAGATGTTCTATAACCACCTGCTCCTCCGCCTGATGAAACTTGACCTCCACCTCCTCCACCTCCAGCCACGACTAAATAATCGACATCAATTGCAACTTGTGGCTTCGGCCACGTTCCGCTTTTCTGTGCACTAAATTGAGATTGTAAATTCCAAACACCACTTGCCTTGTTTAATTCTTTTACGATAACGATTCCTGAACCGCCGGCTCCGCCTGCTCCATTAAAATTAGGAGAAGGTGTTTGACCTCCTCCACCTCCGCCTCCACCACCTGTATTTGCTGTTCCTGCAACTCCAGCTAATCCATTTACGTTACCAGCACCTCCACCACCTGTTCCACCAGTTCCTACAGTTCCTCCTGATGGTGTTGTACCTCCACCACCTCCTCCAGCATAAGTTACTGATGAACCTGATATTGAATTTGCTGTACCGTTTCCACCATTTCCACCTACACTTGTTGAAGTACTTGGTCCACCAGCAGCACTTGCTCCACCACCTCCTGATCCAGAAGATGAGCAAGTATTGCTACCACCTGGATTTCCTTGAGGAGGACTTACTGGCGGAGTATTTCCTGCTCCACCTGGACTATTAGTACTATTTCCATTTCCACCACCAGAACCACCAGTACCACCTTGAACAGTTGCACCACCACCACTTCCTCCTCCATTAGAAGTGATAGTAGAAAATACAGAATTACTACCTGCTGTTCCAGAAGCACTGTTAGGTGTGTTAGCTGCTCCTGCTCCTCCTGCTCCTACTGTAATTGGATATGCTGTTGCTCCACAAACTTGTAAACATCCTGTTCTAAATCCACCTGCTCCACCACCTCCTCCAGATCTTGTACCTCCGCCACCACCTCCAGCCACGACTAGTGTTTCAACTAATCTAGTTCCAGGTTGCGTTGTTAATGGTGTTGATGATGTGACAGATGTGACAGTACACTTTCCAAACGATGTTGGATTGATTACTCCTACTATACCGCCATTGGGTGATCCCATAAGTCACTACTCCTGTTTAAAAATCTTTTAACTTAATTGCCTGTAGCAATCCAAGATGAAGTGTCAGGTGACCAAGCAAATGTATTGTTTTGATTGTCTTTACCAGTCCATCTTTGTCCAGCTTCATCCCAAGAAATAAAGTAATGTACATTATCTCCATAAGTTGTAACTGTTGGATATGCAACTGGGGCTTGCCAGTCGTCATTAGAGTCTAGCGACCAAGATGCGAATGGTTGTGGTGCAATAAATTTATTTTTTGTGGAATCAAACGTGTAACCAATTCCAGCATATTGTTTTCTGAAATTATTATTATAAGAAGTTTGAACCCATCTAGATCCTGTTGTGAAAGGAACGATTTTTTTAACCGCTTCTTCAGCTCCAGCAGATTGATCACCGCCATTTGCGTTTACGTCATTGTTATCAATAACAACAACTCTTAATACTAAACCGTAACTGTTTACTTCTGCAAAATGTGCCATATTTTTTAACTCCTATTTGTTATTATAATACAATTTTTAATAAAAGAAAAGGTCATATTTATTAAGTCCATTGTCCAGCTTTCTTGTAATTGTATTGTTCACTTAATGACCAGACTCCTGGTGCTATTGAAAATGTTGGAGATGACGAAGGTTGATTAATTAAAACTAATCCGGATCCTCCTGAACCTGCGGTAGCTCCTGGTGATCCTACTGCTCCACCACCACCACCTGTATTTGCTACTCCACTACAAGGTGTATTCCATACTCCATTTCCTCCACCGCCTGTACCACCAGTTCCTAATATTGGTTGACCAATACATTGTCCTACAGATCCTCCACCACCTCCACCAACAAAACCACTAGGACTTCCAAATGTTATACCTGGAAAACATGCTGCATAAGAAGTTCCTGCTCCTCCAGTTCCTCCTGCATTAATTCCACCATTTCCTCCAGTAGCAGATTTTCCACCACCACCTCCACCTCCATCGTAATTTGCTGTATGATTAAGTGCTGTTCCACCTGGATTTCCTTCACCTGGAGTTCCTGTTCCTCCTCCACCCGAAGGTGCTCCTCCGCCAGAACCTGATCCTCCTGGTATTCCATTATTTCCTGGAGCATCACCTCCTCCACCACCTCCTGTAGCAGAAATAGGACCTATAGATGAATTACTTCCATTTGTTCCACCTCCTCCTCCACCACCAATAGTAATTGGTTGTGGTCCTGAAGATGTTCCAGTTTTAACTCCACCTGCTCCACCTCCTCCACCTGCTCTACTTCCATTTGATCTTCCACCACCTCCTCCTCCAGCCACTATTAAATATGTAAAAGAACCTGGACCAAATCCTGGTGATGTATATGTTCCTGATGAAGTAAAGGAAGTTAAAGTTGATCCTCTTTGAGGATCATTTATTGGTCCGATAATTCCGCCATTAGACATAGCTTGAATCTCCGGTTAATTTATAATTTCGTACGAAATAATTATTTCAAGATCGCCGTTTGCACTTGCTCCACCAACAATTGATTTATCTTCCATTAAATAAAAAGAAGAATTTTTATCAACTAAAGTTAGTGTTGCATCTGCTGGTACAGAAATTGTAGAAGCGAGAGCATAAGATGTTCCGCCACCACCTGCTGCTGTGTTAATGTCTACTGTTACGTCAGCTGCATTTGTTCCGTCTACGTTTGCAACCATGATTGAATTAACTTTATAAACTTTTCCTGAAGCTGCAGAGTTTGCTAACAATACTGTTGTAAGTGTTGTTGTCAAAGCAGCATACGTTGTTTCGCCTAGAATCGAAGTTACGTTTACTATATTTGGATTTGCCATAATTTATCTCCGTTCGTTATTATTATCCGAAAACTATTGCCATTGCAATAGCTTTTCCTGTTGAAATTCCGGCATTACCAAATGATAAAGTACCTGCACCATTTGTAAGAATTGCCTGTCCTGAAGTACCATCTACTGTAGGTAAAGTGTAAATATTAATAGTATTTATACCAGCATTTACGTCAGTAACATTAGTTCCATCAGAATATAAGAATTTTATACCTTTATCACCTGCTGCCCAAGTAGCTCCTGATCCTGAAGTTGTTTTAAATGTAACTGCATAAGATCCAGTTGTAGCATTTTTTGCAATATATGTTTTTTCAACTCCATCTGGAATAATAACGTTAACTGAAGAAGTTAAAGTTCCTGTTAAATTTAAAACAGCATTTTTACCATTAGATGTAACACCATTTGAAAAAGTTAAAGTTGCACCTGTCGTTGCATTTAATGCAACTGATTCATAACCAGCAATTGCTTGTTGTAAAATATTTAAATTTGTATTTGTAATGTCTCCCCATGTACCGGCGTTTTCGCCTGTGACCATGAGTTCTAGTTTGAGGTCTGTAGAATAACTTGATACCATATTTAATTCCTTAATTAATTATTTTTATAAAATCTATGCGGCTGTGTCAATCTCTGTCCAAGTTGCATCAGTTCCGGTATTTACTTCAGTCCAGATTTGATTATTTATACTATTTAATGATATAGTCAATCCATTTCCAGTAACTGGTACAACTGCCG